CGACAGACAAACCAAATATGACCAATATATAAAAGACAAAGATGCTGGTAAACAAGCTATGTATTTTAGAGATAATAACGCTGACCCTAGAAATATAGATTTTAGTAAATTACCACCAGTTACTTTGATGGATACTGGTGGTGGTAATTATGAATTAGTGGATGGTGCTCATAGAATATTTTTAGCAAAAAAAGCAAATAAACAATTAAAAGCGTATATTTGGAAAAAACAAAAAAATACACACCCAAACGTTGCTAAAATTAAAGCTTTGTTTGATGGTATAGGTAATAACGTTACTGAAGAATTAACTGTGTATGAAGCTAAAAAAACAGATTTCTCAAAAGAAAAATCACAAGGTCTTCACGGATGGTTTTCCAGAAAAGGTGGTGAAGGTTCTAGCGGTTGGGTTGATTGCAACACATGTAGAAAAGACCCAGATACTGGTAGAAAGAAATGTAAACCATGTGGTAGACAAGATGGTGAGAAAAGAAAATACCCAGCATGTAGACCAACACCGTCATCTTGTGGTACAAGAGGTAAAGGTAAAAAGTGGGGTAAAAAAAGTACATCGGAAGGGTTGAATATCTCAGAAAATTTTAGTATATTTGATAAAAACTATTTAAAAATGAGATTACAAGAAACATTTAATTATGAAGAACCATTGGTTTTGCCTGCTGAACCGAAAACAATACCAAAAGAATCACCAGCAATTCAACCATCAAGAAGAAATAAGCCTTTCTTACCTGAAAGAGAAACGCAACCAGACCCAAAAGCTAACGTATAATGGGTAAATTATTTTTGGTTTATGTAAACTATGTTGGTAAAGATTATAAGGGCGATTACCTTTATGAATTTATATTTTCTGATACAACAGAAGGTATAGATGGTGATGAATGGGATACATATCCAGCATCTGGTAGACCACTACCACCGCATGAATCTTTCATAAAAAAGGTTGGTCGACTTGAATCTGAATTGATGTTGGATGTAATACAAAATAGCGATACATTTGCTGTTTGGGATGCAATTGATGGTGTTGTAGCGTTGGCTTGGGAGAACATAAATGATTATGAAACATATCCTGAAAAAAGAATTTGTTTTAAATTTGGTGAAGCTTTACTAGACATTGAGGAAAAGCTATACGAAAAAGACCTAATATTGAATTATAATTTAAACAAACATGAACACAAAAAATAAAATAGTTGAAGATATGATGGGTAATCAGAAAAAAACTACAGTTACATTAAAAAAACAAGATTTAGCTAATCCTAGTATTCAAAAAAGTATTCAAGGGTTAGGCCAAAATGTTAATGTTACTGTTGTTGATGAAATGATAGAACCTCAAGATGCTGCAACAATAAAATATCTTTCAAATGTAAAAGACCCAGAGTCTGGTCAAATAGCACAACCGTTTAACATTTCTGATAAAAAGTATCAGATGGTTAGAGGGGTTACACCAAATAAAAATATTGTTTTGGGTGTTTATTGTTTTGATGAGTTAAACGAAGATGGTAGCAACATGATTTATCCCGTTGATGAATTTGAAAACAAAATAGCTAAACCAATGCTAGAAATGGAAAAATTAACAACTGAAAGTGAAAACAAATCTTCAGAACCAGAAAGTCTAAATTTAGGTGAATATAAACATTTTGTTGTAAACGAAAAAAACGGTAAGTTTAAAAAATTTAAAACAATACCAGAATTAGCAGCTACAACTATGTTAGAAGATGAAAGATACATGGGTTTACATGAATTTAAAAAATTTTTTGAGAATAGAGTGTTTGGTGCACCTAGAAGAAAAGAATTAACTGAAGTTGGTTTGACTGGTCAAGAAACTGAAGAAGAAATGACAATTAAAGCTCAAAAACTTATGGGTCTTATACAAAAAAGAATTCCATCTAACATTATTGATTCATTAAAGACAAACAAAATAGCACAAAGAGAAGTTATTGCGGCGTTTGCTGAATTAATTGGTGTTCCTAGAAATGGTTTAACTGGTCTTGTTCAAGGTATCAAAGATTTAGCTAAGACTAACACTCAACCACAACAAGCTGTGGCTGAAAATAGAATAGTAAAAACAATTAAGAAAAAAGACATTAAATAATATGAGCGATTACAGAAAAATAGCTGAACAAGCATTGTTAAAATCACAAAACAGAAACAAACCTAGATTAAATGAAGGTGTTGTTTATGGTGACAATATATCGGAAAGAATGCATCCACAGTTAGAACAAGAATTAGCTGAAAGAAAACATTCGTTAGGTAAACACCCTGCAATACCTGAGGGTGATGAAAATAATTTTGAACAAAAAATAATGGGTAAACGCTTCAGTGAAGTTGTTAACCGTTATAAACGAGCATTTGATACTGAAAACATTGATAACTCACAACTGATGATGCAAATGATGCCAATGGTTCATGAAACTATGGCGTTAGAAGCCAAGCACAAAAAAGATTTAGAAAAATTGGCTGAAAAGATGATTCGTGAAGAATATGATATGCCAGAAGATATTGTTGAAATTAAAACCAAATTATCACCTAACATTATGTTAGAGGGTACGAAAAAACACCCAAAACCTAAATCAAATGATTATCAATTTGAAAGTCATGAGGATATGGTCAACGCAAAGGGAGAGGTTTACAAAAGACGTTTTTTAAACGCAATGATTCAAGGTGCCGCAAAAAAAACAAATCACATGTTTCATATGGTTGATGATGAATTAACGAACATGGACCCTCGTTTATTGAATCGTTATTCCAAAGTTATGTCAGCTGCTGATTATATGTATTATGTTATTCCTAAAATGGATAACGGAACAAACGGTGGTGTTGTAAAAGTAACTTTCCCAACTGCTGAAAACCCTAAAGCTGTTATTGAAGCTGAAGCGATGATATTTCCAGTTCTTATCCATGAATTGGTTAAAGGTGTTATGGAATTGTTATCCGCGCATGGTTTACCTAAAGATAAAAAATTGGGTGATTATGTGGTTGATAAGGCAGACTTTTTAGCGGCAGAGCCATGGGATATGAGAATAGGTCCAGCGCTTTGGGACCGATTTACTGATTGTGTTGACTCTGACGACTTTCATTTAAAACACCAGTTATATATGGAATTAGCGTCAATGCCAGTAAAAGAATTTAACGAAAACATGAGGGAAATACTAGCTGGTACAAACAAGGGTAAAAAAGTAGTTAAAGAAATTATGGATAGTGTTAAACAAGAACTTAAAGAAGAAGAGTTTGACAATGCTATGAATGAATTAAATACGCGAGAAGAAAAAGATTTTTATTCATTAGACGAAATTATGTTTGGTGATGATATTGAACTTGATGAGGACGATGATGTCTTTGATAGTGATGATTTATTTTAATATAGGGGCTGTTTAGCCCCTTATTTATTTCAAAACCTTTATTTTACTTGATTTCAGCATATTTATTATATAAAAGAAATAGATATGCTAACAGCACAAGAAATATTTAAAGAATATTCTAAATGTCTTATGAATCCAGTTTATGCGATTGAGACTTATTTAGAAACATTCGACAAAACGCAAGAAGGGTTTGTTCCCTTTAAATTGTTTCCTAGACAAAAGGAGATAATAAACGCATATGAAAGACACAGGTTTAATTTGGTGACAAAACCTAGACAAGCTGGTGTGTCTACTACTACAGCCGCATATATGGCAATAAAAGTTGGATGGGCCGATTCGGATAACCCAGAGAACGTATTGATTATTGCCAACAAACAAGAATTGGCTTTTGAGTTCTTGGCTAAGATTAAAGATTTTTTATCACAATTACCTAGATGGGTTTGGGGTCATGAATATTATGGTAACCCTAAAAATGAAAGTAGAACAATTTTTACCACAGATTCTAAAAAAGAAATTAAACTCCCTAACGGTAGTCGTGTTAAAGCGGTTGCAACATCTAAAGATGCATTGCGTGGATTTACACCTACATTCCTTATTATGGATGAGGCTGCGTATATTGATAACGGAGCTGAAGTATTTGGTGCCGCTCTAACGGCGTTAGGTACTGGGGGTAGAGCTACTCTTATTTCAACACCTAATGGTATGGACCCATTATATTTTAAAACATATGACCAAGCTAAAACCAAAAAAAATAATTTCAATATTATTGAAATGAAATGGTATGAGGATTTGCGTTATAACAAAGACTTAAGGTGGACCAAAGGTGATGATGTTGAAAAAGAACTTTATTTTTCATTCGAATCATATACAGCTAGAATTGATGATGGATGGAAACCAACGTCAACATGGTATGAACAAATGTGTATGGGTATGAACAATGATTCACGTATGATTGCGCAAGAGCTTGATGTGTCATTTATTGGTTCTGGGGGTAATGTAATTAGTGAAGAATATATTGATTT